ACGCCCACTCCGGTTCTTTGACTTGGTCAGTAATAGATTCCTTAAATTTTTTCAAAGTCGTTTTTAATTTTTGAAATGCGTTGGCAAATTTGGAACCATTGCAATTTCATCTTCCCATTCCTCGGATGTGTTAAAATTTTGTGACTCAACAATTTTTGTAATTTCTAAACTTTCAAATCTGCCAGACACATCTAGTATTCTAATTGGTAGTTCTTGAGGTATATTTTTTAATATTTGAATTAATTCTTTAACTTTCATTTATTTTTATTTTATTTGGTTGTTTTGGTTTTCTTCCCCTCTTGCCGTTTACCACTTTGCCTAAAGCCTTTTTTAGTTTTGCTTCTTTTACTATTTTGGCCCCTCGCTCAATTTCCTTAAACTCAAGTTTTGATTGGGCCATTGCTCGTTTGATTTGCAATGTGGTGGTTTTAAACTTCTTTATTGCTTGGCCTAGCGTAATGTATCCGGTGGGTGGCGTTACTTCCATTGAATATGTTTTAGTTTCAATTCCTAAACTGTTTTTGCCGGTAGCATCTAATTGTGCAGCTAAATCTTTTGTAACCCGGTCAACATATTGGTGGCTAAACCCAAAATGCCGGGCAATCTGCCGTAAGCTTGTAATGTTCTGGCCGTTACTTTCAACCTGTGCGTGGTATCCCAACGCCCTAAGTACACAAAACCCATGTAAACTTTGAGCCATTCGCATTGTTAGCTTCTTTACAAATTCTGCCGTACCAAGCTTTATTTGGTCCTCGGTCCATTCTTCTATCTCGGCCACCATTTCCTCTGGGTAATCATACCTAGAAATTATTTCTGTTAGGCTGTTTTGGGTTATACTGTCTGCTGCCTCGGCTGCTTGTTCCTTAGAATAATCTAGTGCGTCCGTATAGGACATATAGCGCCCTTTGCCCATTTTATTTTTAAGTTAGCAGCCAACCCCAAAGCATAACTAAAATAAGCATAAGTAAAATAAAACCGGTATCTTTTTGTAAGTCATTCCAATTCATAATTTAATCCATTTGCATTTCTCTTTTGGGCATTTAAGCACATTTTGTTTTCTTCCATCTCGGCCATCTGTTTGTTTTGTAGTAATCCAATATTTTTCTGATTTTCCACTTATAATTATTGCGTGTGTGCAATCTTGACTTAACACAATTATAAATAAGGGTTTTGGGTTTTTGTCTTCCCATGCATGGGCTGCCATTACATTGACATATTTAAACGGCCAATCATCTACAGATTTAAAATTAACAACCAAAGTTTGTTTTACTTCAATTGGCATATTTAAAAACAAATCATAGTCATCTACAAAATCCATGCGGCTTTCAAAATCCGGGCTTTCCTTGTTTGGTAATAGTGTTACCTGGTAATTTAAATTCCTAAGCCATTCAGCTACAATTAACACCGTTGAATGTGATTGCCGCAACGCAGCTAAAAAATCCCTTTTTGGTGGTTGTGTCATTGGTTCTGTTTCATTGTACAATATTCTGTCCAAGTCTGCTTAAAGTTTTTTTCATTATTAAATTAATGGTAAATTGCCATTTATGTTTTGGTTCACTTCCGTTAAGCTGCATTTAATGCCGGTGGTGTTTGAATAAATTTTGCTAATCTTCAAAGAATAAATTTGCCCATCATCTTTAAAAAAATTGGCCTTGCCCATCTGGTCGCAAAATAGTTTTGCCAGGTTGTCACAATCCGGGCGTGTGCTACATGGTGCAGCCCCAGACATAATTACGCTTTTTTTTTCGCTTTTTCTCCAAGGATATTGCCAAATCAATTCCAATTGCAATGGACCTTCGTATGGCGTGGCCGGACGGTGTGGCAATAGTAAGGTATAGATTTCATTTGCTACGCCTTTGGCCTTACTGTTTTGGCCAATAAATGGCGTACCGTGCTTGGTCTTAAATATTCTTGCCCCGGCTTGGTGGGTTGTCTTGGGTGGTATACAATCCAAGAAAAATGTTTTATTTCGTGTGCTGCCTATCATTTGTTAAATTCCTTATCTGCTTTTAATATTATTTTTAGAATTTCATATGCAACTTGTGGTACAATTGCGTTGCCATACGCTTTTATTGAATGGCTTCTGTGTCCTCGAGGTCTGTCCATCCCTTTGGAAATCCCATCATTTCCCCCACAAACCGGTGGTTCAATGGGGAATGCATCCCATGTTCTCCGTGAATGATTCTGCATAAATCCTGTTGCGAATTGTCTTTTATTCTTTTTTCCCAATATGGTTTTTTGTGTGACAATTTCACAATGCCTGCATTGGGTGTTGGTAGTAGTTTTAAAGAAATCTTTGCCGCAAAATTGGCATCCATCTGAAGGCAATTCATAGTAGAATGGGTATGTCCATTCTTCGCAGTGTTCACATTGGATTTCTCCGTGGCTGCATTCACAACCCCCAAAGACAGGCAAGTCACATCTTTTACAGTGCCAGTCTTCATTATTCCGGTATGCGCTTTCTTCTTTGTGTGCAATAATCCAAACTCTGTCTCTTCTATGTGGGGCATTGACGGCGCAAGCCGGAATAACAATCGCTTCTGCGGTGTAAAATTCACTTTCCAAGTCAGTAAGCACTTGGTCGAGGCCCATATTGATGTGTCCACCAACATTTTCAAACAAGCACCAACGGGGCCTGGTGTTTTTAATAATTCTAAATACTTCTGGCCAGAGGTGGCGGTCATCATTTTTGCCTTTTCGCTGCCCGGCATGGCTGAAAGGTTGGCAAGGGTATCCCCCGCAAATAAGTTCAATTGGTCCATATTCTGTGCCTTTTAATTGTTTTACATCCTTGGCAATTGGTATGCCTGGAAAGTTTTTTTTTAATACTTTGCGTGGGAACGGTTCTATTTCACAAAATCCAACGGTTTCTATTTCTCCGGTCCAATGGGCTGCTAACGCAAATCCACCAATACCACTAAATAAATCCAAACTTCTCATTTGTTTGCCTCTTTTTCTAAAACTTCCCTTGCCCACCAGGATAAACTTTTGCCCTGGCTTGCTGCCTTGGCTACAAATATGGCTTTTTGTTTTGGCGTTAATGAAACACTTAATTGGCTATTTGGTTTTCTTGGCTGCAACTTTTCACCATTAGAATAATTTTCTGCCCTTCGTATTTTCATATCAATTTCAAGCAAGTGCTATCTTCTTTAATTCTGCGGCAAACTGCTTCCCCGGTTTCCCTTTGCCCAAACCGTGCCGCCAATGTGGTTGGGCTAAAATTGGTGGTATAAATGGTTGGCAATAAATTATCCATTCTTTCCCTTATTAGTTCAAATATGGCCGATTCTGCGGTGGGTGTGGTCCTTTCCTTTCCTAAATCATCTACCAATAAAAGCTTTTGAAATATTAATTTTTCCATTAGTTCCGGTTCCCTTAATATTCGCCTAACAAATGATTCTGCACCAATTGCCATTGGTTTAGCTCCGGTGTTTAAATATCTAGTTTTGATTGCTTCCCAGGCAATGCGAGTTTTCCCGGTGCCGGTGGTTCCGCTCAATAATAAATTTAATGGCTGCTTGGTTGGATGGTTTGCCCATGTCAATGCTTGGGCTAATTCTTTGCTTGGCAATCTGCCTTGCTCTGTTACCTGGCAAAATGCCGGTACAATTACATTTAATTCTAAGTGCCTCAGTTCTGCCCTTTCCTTTGCCCTTGCTTGTTCAATCTCTTCTTCGCTCATTAAATCATCCGGTAATTTAAAACCGGTTATTTGTTCAAATTCTTTCATGGTTTTATTTAGTTAGTTTAGTTAGTTAGTTTGCCCACTCGTCAAAGTCCGGCTTTTGGTTATTTTCTCCATCTTCAAAAATCCTTAAAAATGGGTCCGCTCTCGTTGCGTAATCAATATTGGCAATCCATCCTCTTTGGTTCTGCCCGGTCATAAATGGAATATTTACAAGCTTTTGAAAGGTGGCCTCTATTTCCTCAATTGTGTAATCTTTACAAAGTGCCTTAATTTGGGTTTTGCGTTTTTTACTTAACCGGGTGGCTTTTGGGCAATTGGTCCCGGCTGCTGCCTCGTTCCAAATTTCCGTAATTTTTGCATATGGTGTTTGGTCTGCCTTTTTTTCTTCTTTAAATTTAACAAGCACACCACCGGGCTTATTTGGCTTATTTCTTAAATAAGTATTATCTTCTCTTATCTTATCTTCTCTTCTCTTCTCTAGTCCGACTTTTGTCCGTCTATTTTCGGACTTCCGTTTTGCATCAACTGCCCTAGCCTTGGCCGTTTGCCCATTATGATTGGTAAAATTTGGTAATATTAACTTACCCTCTGAATGCTCCAACCATCCGATATTTACTAGGGTTTCAGCAAAACCGGGTGTGGTCAATTCGTCCACTATTTCTAGAGTTCCAATTGTCTCACCGTCTTCACTTATTTGGTCAAACCAAGTCCATAAAATAAGCAAATGGCCTAAAGTTTCGGCCTTATTTAAGCTTAAATTTTTCTTAATTAAGAAAATCTCCGGCTTATTTAAGGTGGTGTGGTCAAATTTAATCCACGCCATAATTACCCCCTATATCCTTATTTAAGGTAACTTTGTTACCGCATTTTTTTAATTCTCTTTGTATTGCTTGGGTAGCGTGGCGCACCTTTTTTAATGCCTCGCTTTCAATCTGTCGTATCCTTTCCCTAGTACAACCGGCAACTTCTGCAATTTGTTCTAAAGTCCATGCTTCACCCGGTTCTTGTAAAGCTCTAGCAATTCTCAGCCCTTCATCAACGGCCATTTGCTTTTTTGCGTTTTCAACCCCTTTTTTAAAACTTCGTTGGCCATTTACCCATTGGCGTGTGCAGTTGGTGGTCATATTATACTGCTTGGCCAATCTTTCCGCTGCTTGGCGTATATTTTCGCCCGGCAGCATTGGTGCTTTGTCTTGAGAATTTGTGCCGCTTCCGATAATTCCCCTCAACCTTTCCCCCTTCCCATCCACACAAGAAAACCACAAGCCAAAATTTGAATAATGAATAAAATTAACATTATTTTTCCTCCTCGGTTGTCATTAGTGTAAATATTTCTTTTTCTAATTCATCCACTTTGGCGGCCAAAAATTCAATGTACCGGTCTTTTAATCGGTCCAATAATTCTGGTTGTTTGCAAATTTCCATTGCCTTTAAATAATCTGCTTGGGTTTTAATTTCTTCGTCTGTCATAATTAATTTTTGTTTTTTTGATTTTTGTATATTTTGCCAAACTGCATTCCAATATTCTGGGCTGCTATCTCTTTGGTGTTCGGATTCGCACCGGACCGGGTCATAATAAATACTCATTGGGTCCTGGTGGCTCATATGTGGCCGGATTTGTTTACCAAAATTCATTTGTCACCTTCCCAAGCTCTAAAGCTTTTAATATTTTGATTTGCCACCTCAGTTAAATTTTCAAGGTCAAGTGCCATGTGGTTTAACTGTACATTGTGCAGTATTTTACTATCTGCTGAATTTTGCCCATCTTTAGTCAAAACTTGCCATTGGCTAAACTCACCTTGTTCATGCCTTTGAGTAGTAATTGAAATTACCTTGCCCATTTTTATTCCGTCTTCGTGCAAAAAATAAACAAGAGTACCGGGTTTATATAAGTTAAAATGGCACATCGTCTGATTCTTCCGTTGGGTCAATTACTTCTTTTCCTGGTAATTCATCCAATTTAACTTTTTTTGTTGGCGGCAAAGGTTTAACCTCGCCTGTTCTTGCCCACTCAATGGCCATTTTAAAAGCTGCTTCTAATTCATAGTCTTTAAACTCAAATTTTGACTTTGGGCCGGTCATAAATTCTAAATATCCGACATTTTCCGCTGCCACCTCTTTCAGAGTTTGCCCTTCATATTTTCCAAATGGGACTTTGGTATTTTCCCAATCAAGCAATTCGGTTACATTGTTTTCTTTTGGTTCTTTGTTGGTCTGAACCGGTCCTGTTGTTGGTCTGTCTTCTAAGTCTTCTAAATCTTCATTTGTAAATAAAGATAAACCAAGACCGGTATAAACTGCTATCACCTTGGCCGTTGCTCTTTGGAATGCTCTATTTACTTCCGTAGCACAAGGGTTTGCGATTGCTGCAAAACGATTGTCCATAACCGGGAAAAATATACTTGGCGTTCTCTTTTCTCCGTCCGTTAAAAATGGCAATAAATATATATTGTCATTTAAAAGGTGGAATGGTTGGCCGCCTTCGCCCTTCTCAAAGTCAACGCTAAGTGTTGGGTGGCGTTCCCTTAGTAATTTCTGAGCTATTGCCCAAGAAATGTATCTTGCTTGAAAAGAGCCGCCCTTTGTGCTTATATGCTCTTTAAGATTTAATTTGTAATTGGCCGTAAATTCCGGCCCGGTTATTAGTTCCATTTTTGCCCTTGGTTGGGGCAAAAGAAAGGCTAATTTCTATAATTTATAATCAGTAAATTACGATTTATTGAAAATAATGCATATTGTACGAATACGCTGCCAATCTTTTGCCTTAGTTATTGTTATTATTTGTAATTGCACTTTTCTTGTTTTTTTCTATTCGGTCAAACTTTTTCTTTTGCCGTGCAGCAACTGAAAGTTTAGCTAATAGTTTGTAGTAGTTTGAGTCACCTCTAACTTTGTTTTTTCCTGTTCCACTTTTGCCCCCAATGCGTCCTAAAGTTCTGGCTGCTTCTTTGCCCATTTTTCCACGGTCCGTTATTTCCCAATGTATTCTATGGTTGCATCTTGTAACACATGAACCCCAAAAAAAGATGTTGTCTAGGGTTTCCGCTTCATCAAAATCTAAACTAGCATACATTCTTAAATTCCTCCAAACTGATTGAGGGAATTTTTTTCTTTGCATTATTATAATACAATCAGAATATGTTTTAAAAGTGTACCAATTAAAATTTTTAATGTACTTTATTAAACACTTATATCTTGGCGGCTTTTTTCTATTTCTTTTGGCCTTCACTCGCTTGCGTTAAAACAAGCTTTTGCAAAATTGTCAAATGTTAAAAATTTGGTAAATTAATTATAAAATTTAACGCAACTGATAACGCTAATTTTTTGGCTTTGTGAATAACTTGTAAATTCGTAAAATCAAATAGACGCAAGTTAGCATACCGGCAGCCAAACCAAACCACTCATTAAGCTGACCAATTGAAATACTTGCAATGGTACCTAAAGCCCCAAATATTGGCGTTTTATCAATTTCGCTCATGCGATTGTATCTAGTAAAATTATTAAAATAATTGCTGCCACAAATACAGTAAGCATTTTATTTCTTTTTGAAAATCTGTTCCAAGTAAGTTTGAGTAGTTTTAGGTTTTTCATTTTTTAGGTTTAACCGGAAAAGGCGGCCGGGTCATGTTTTGCTCTGCCAATTTTTGGCAATGCTTAGAATAAAATAATGGAATGGCTAAATATATGCCGTACCCAATGGCTGCAAAAATTAGCATTTTTTTTAAATCATTTAAAAATGAAGAAAAACCGGTGTTTTGTTTGGCCACTTGGTCGGCAATAACTGCTGCAATTTGGCCTTGGCTTATTTGCTCAACCATATCTTTTTTGTCTGGGTCTGCTGCCCAATCATACGCAATCCCACTACCATAACCAAGTGTTGAACCAATTGCAGCCCCTGGAATGCCTCCTAGTGCTGCTCCTCCGGTGGCTCCGGCTAAACTGCCAACAAATGGAGCAGTTTTAGACCTTGAGCAAGAAGTAACAATTGCCAAGGCAATTAAACCAAGGCAAATACATTTCATTTATGAAACCGTGATGGACCCGGTTGATTCTACTATTTCTGAGTCCCCAACTAGGTTTGAAGCACTTACACCGTAATAATAATCACCGGCAACAGATTCGTCATATGAAACCGTAAAAGTTTCTCCGGTTGTGCTAGAATTTCCGGTATTTGTGCTTTCAAGTGCAATATTAGTGCCTGTACCACTAACAGACCAGGTTGACCCGGAAAGTGAAACCGTCCCAATTAATGAATCACTAGTCAAAATAGTTGAACTAGTACTTTGATAAATTTTAAAAGCAGTTTCATTGTCTGCGTTGTCAGTCCAAGAAATTTGTATTTTTGCCATACTATTGGCAAGCTTGTCACCTTAATCTATTAAATCTAATCGTAAAACTGCTTCGTTTACTAGCGCATCACCGTTTGAATCTAACCAATTTATTCTAATAACCGTGCGGCCTCGCAATGCTGAAACATCATTACCCCCGTCCACAATGGTGTATGACCAATTCATACCGGCATGGTTTCCGATAACCACATCAAAAAGGCCAGAGTTATTTCCGGTGGTTTCATTTGTTAAAGTTACCGCAAACTGTGCGGTATTTGCAATATTTGGTAATGGTATGTGAACCCGGTAATAATTCCCATTACTATAAGTCATGCCATAAATTTCAGTCCATTCGCCAGAGCTTGTAGGTACATTTGTTTGACTTCGTAGTGGTGAGTCTAAAGTTCCACCTTCACCGTGGTATACTGTAATTGTGCTTGGTGTGGTAGTGCCTGGGCTAATATCTTGAACAATCGGGACGCCTGGGGCGGTTGGCAAAACATTAGTAGCAATATTCCAATCTGTATGCCTTACAAAATTAGAATCTATATTTATCCATACGCTAGAATTATTATTATTTTTTAATAAAATTCTTGTAACCGTGCCATTTAACAAAGTTATTTTTGTAGCTTCGTAATTTTGATTAGTAGTAAAATTATTTGGTGGTGTAGTTGTTAAAATTTGGATTTGTGGGTTTTGTAAACCTTCATCCTCAAAAACTAAATTACCGGTTGTAGAACCATTGCTTTTTTGTGTTGGAAAAATATCTTGATTTGTAATGTCAAGTAATTGAATGTTGCTTGGTTCTAAAGCAAAAGTTTCTGTTTGGGTTCCTGGTGCAAATTCTAATTGTGTGCCGGTTGGATATGTAGTTGCATGGTTAAAATCTGCGTTTGCCATATAATAAATTTGTGCAGCAGTTGTTGAATTATCATGTTGGTTTGCATTGCTCCAAATTTTTGAACCGTCCGATCTTCTATATTGCCGGCCACCATTTTCCTGTGTTTGTAAAATTTTTAAAAATTCGCCCACAATAGTTGTTTTCCCGGCATTTTCCCAACTAGCGGTTACTATACGGTCACCAAAATTGTGTGTGTGGTATTGTCCAAGTCCAAAATTATATAAATAAAGCGGATAATAGTAGCCTAGTCCATTATTACCGTCATCACCATAAACAATATATGCCACATTTTGTAATGTGGTAATATCAGATGGGGCTGATGGTGCATCTTGTTGATTTGTGTTTATTTCGCTTATTTGAATTGTGCTTGGTGCTGCCGGTATTATTGTTGGTGCAGTATTAACTGCAATAATTGTACTTGGTTCATTTGGCAGCGTTGTATTTACTTGGCTAAATAAATTTAATTGATTTCGTACTGTGACATTACCTTGAGCAAATGTTGTGCTTTGTCCTTGTCCATTGTTTACTTGTATCTCAAAAGTTAAATTTACTGATTCAATATTAGCTAATGCAGTTTCTAATCCAATTGTGTTTAAATTTAAATCGGCAATGTAGCAATTATTTGCATAACTAAAAGATTCTGTTTTTGCATAACTTTGATTTGGCACTATGTTGCCGATTGCAAATATTATTTCATTGTTTGCTTGTCCGCTAAATTCTGCCAGGTTTCCGGCTCCGTCTGTAAACATTATTTGCAAAGGTAAAACATCACCAAAAAATAAAGTTGGCATATTCGCCGCTTGATTGTCTGCTTGCCCGGCAATCAAGGCGTTTTTTGGGTCTGCGGTTGTGTCAATGTAAATCTTCATGGTGCAGAATTTTTATATTGGTGGCCGGTTGGCAAGTTTTCTTCCAATCCCCATTTATGAGCCAAGTAACCTTCAATTTTTTGTCTTACAGTATCGCTCGTTGAATCTACAATTATAATTTCAGCAATTTCCCCTTCTGGATAATTATTTTCTGCTCGATTTGTAAATATTTTTAAATCTACATTTGAAGCTAATTTACTTGTATAATTTTGGGCAATAGTACCTTGAAGTTGTTCACCATTTACAAGTAATCTGTATTTTCCATCATCAGAAAAATCAAGGTCTGCACAAAATATGTTAAAACCAATCAAGCCGGCATTACTTGCAACGGTTGTTGAACCGTTAGGTTGATTTGCAAAAGTCAAAATTCCTCTAAACTGTGAATTATTTCCTGCACCTATTTGCCAGTCATTGCTTGCGGCATCCATTGCAATAATTGCGTCTGCATTATTATCTACCGTTGTTACATTACAAACAATATATGCTTGTAAGTTTCCGCTTGTTGGATTTGTAAAATTATTTATTTCAAAATAATCATTACCATCAAGTGCAATAACATTTAAATTATTTTGCTCTGTTGTGTTTGTTATTGGGGCTGCGTTTGCAATTAAATTATTATTATTACCGCTTTTGTCATTCCATTGAGTAACAATGTTTTGGTTATGTGTGATAGTTGAACTATCTGATGCATCCAACCACAATTCTGTATCTATTTCGCTTGGCAACCATTCTTGTAAAAATTCCCATTGTAAACCATTATGCGTAAAATGTATTCCTACACCGCCGCCGGTAGTTTGTGCGTGTACTAAATCAGACTGCACAAGTGTTATAGTGTAGATTTCCCCCAGGACTAAGCCTCTAGCGGGTTTATCTTGTAAAGCCAAAATTTGTCTACCTACATCGGACAATAAAAATGTAGTTGGTTCGCTTGTGTTTTGAATTGTTACATTTTGTGGCGCGCTTGGTAATTCATAAAATTTAATCAATTGGTTTTGTATAGTGCATGGCATTTGGCAAAGTGTATTTGTTTTTCCGTTTGCATATGATATTTGAATTTCAAAAGTAAAAGTTTTTTGCTCTACTTCGTTTATTTCAGATGCCATTTTAATAGTTGCCAAATTTAAAACTGCTTTTCCATCACCGTCTAAATTTGTTTGTGTCAAAATTTCCCTAGTGCTTAATTTACCAATGGCAATTTTTATTTCGTGGCCGCCTTGCCCGGTAAATGGCGCAAGTCCCCCACCCTCTCCTAAAAACACTATTTCAATTGGTTTAACATCGCCAAAAATTAAAGTTGGTACGGTGGCTAAATGATTATTACCGGCAGCCCGGACCAAACTTTGTGTAGCGTCTAAAGTCGTATTACAAAATAGTTTCACTTTAAAGGGTTTGTTTGTCTATTGTTCACAATCAAAAGAAATAAATTTATAATTTACAGTCCCTTGTGCGTTGTTTGTTTGTTTGCTTTGGTATGGCTCGTTGCCCTCAATCCAACCTTGTTGCCCAATTGGAATTTTTCCCCCGGTCCACTCTTTTATTGTTTCGCCTTGGCTTGTTTCCCATGTGGCAGAAAAATCAATATATTTTACCGGGTCTTTTACATCTCCATTTAAGTCGTATTGCTGACTAGTTTGGCCTAAATATATCAAATTTCTATCATAAAATTCTGAAAGCGGAGATGGTGAAACATTTGAATGCCAAAAATTAACTTGCAAAGCCAAATCATTATTAATCAAAACTGCTTTTGGTTCTGTTAAACTGTAAATTTCCTTTTGTCTCAAACCTACTATAACATTAGGAGAAATAGTAGGTATAATAGAAGTTGTGTTTTGCCCATTAAATCCCACACAAGTTCTTTCATTTGGTAAAAAAATGTCCGGGTTTGGGTCTGCGGTTGTGGCCGGTTTTGTAAAATGATAAATTATATTTTTCTGCAAACTGACATTTGTATTTTGTGAAATATATTCATAGGTATCTGTTGCAGAATTATAACTTTGTTCCGTATTGGTAGAATTTACAGAATAATTTATATCAATTTCCAATCTATAAATAGTAAACCAAAATCTTAAAAGGTCTGCATATGTTAAATTGTTTAAATACTGATAAAAATTGTCAGAATAAACATTTCCAAATTGTGTAAAATCTTGGCTTTGTTCTGCAATAGTCGGATTTTGCAATGCCAGGTCTAATCTAAAATTGTAAGCTGCAAATTTTGGAATTGGTTGTATAATATCATTTAGAAGCATTTATGTAGTATAAAAGGTTTTTTGTACTGCTTGGCCGTTTTCGCAAATATACATTGTAAATTCTTGGCCGGTTATATTACTTGGGCTTGTTTGTGTTGGTTCTGGTGGTTGCGGTATTGTTAAAACTACACCATTAGAACCATAAGAAGCATTAAAATATTCTCCGTAATTTATGGTAATGTTCTGCAATGCGTTGATTGCGTCAACTAATTCATTTGCTTTTGCAGCACTTAAAAGGGTTGGTGTTTGCCCGGCCCTTAATCGACTAATAATTTCACCACTCACCTAAATTTTATTAAAGTGTTTTTAGTGGTGTAAATACTACCAATGAACTGCTCTACCACCGTTTCGTTTGGTTGAATTTCCACACCATCAGTAATGTAATTTTGATAGGTTGCTTCACTTGGTGAGCTTGTGGTACTTAAAAAATTAGTTTCTTCAGAGCTACCAATTTTGGTATATGTATTTATAACCTCCTGCCCCTCAACCGTGCTTGTTGATTGCTCAACAGTTCTTTTTTTGTCAAAAATTTTAAATTGGTCTGTAATTTCTAAATTATCAAAATTATATCCATTTGCTAAAGCTGCAACTGCTTGCCAATCATCTTGGCCTTTGCCTTGCCTAGTAAATTTTAAAGTTATCTCAACATCATTAAAAAATATTTTGAAATCTGAATTTTCTAATATTTCTGTTGGGTAATATATTTGTTCTTTATATAAAATTGCAGTTGATAGTGTTATTTCACCTTTTTGTAAAGTAATAGTTTTTGCATTGGTGTTATCTAGTAAATTGTGCCATTGCACTACCTGGCGGCCGGTTACTTGCTTGGTAATTGGGTTTCTCCAAATGCGTTCTTTAAAATCCGTTAAAGTGCTTGTGGTGTTCCCATCTTCATCAATCTCTGTTGTGTATTGTGGTTCTAAACTTTTAAAACCTGGAAAAGCGTAAGAAATTAAAACCGGTTGTTCATATTGTGTAGTTGGAAATTCACAAAAAGTCCGGGTAAAACTAAAAAGGCCACCTGCTAAATTACTAAAATTTGATTCTTCAACTAAAATTGCATTGGCATGAACCGGGTGAGTTATGCCAATTTGTGGAACTGTGTACTCACTAGCTAATTGCACAAAATCTTGAAAATATAATTTTAAAGAGTTAAAATTTTGTATTGGGTAAGTTGTTCTAGCTGCCTTAATTGCAACCGGTCGTACAAAATTACCATCATATGTAATATTACTTATCATTTCGCCCTAAATCATTTTTTTTGTTTTTGTTTTTGCTCTTGCTTTTGCTTGTTTTGGATTTGCTGCTGCTTTGTTTGGATTTGTTTTTCTTTAGATTGTTCTTTTTTTTGTTTTTGTTTTTGTTTTTGTTTTTGTTCTAAATCTTTATTTCTATCCTTCTGTATTTTTTGTTTTTGTTCGTTCGTAATAATTTGGTTATTTTTAGTTTTTCCGGTTTTTGTGGTTATTGAAAGCGAGCCTTTAGTTGTACCTTGTTTTTCAACCGTTACTTTTACTTTTCCAACTCTTCTGCTAGTTTTCATTAACAAATCTACCTTGTAAAATTTCTATTATTTCTTCCATTGTTGCATCCTTTGCCAAGCTTTCAGTATCTACTTCTAAATTTATATAATTATTAACCGGTGTTGGTTCTGGTGCGCCAGGTCCACCAGGTGGTAAATTTAAATTTTGTATTTCTCCGGCAATCCGGTTTCCTAATTGTGCTATTGCTTGGCTTAAACTGCCTTGCAAGTCAGAGAAATCCGGTACTTGGCCATTTTCTTGTATGGCTGCCAATATATTTCTTAAAGTTGATTCAGTTGCTAAATGGTCTGTTTCAACTTCAAGATTAATTGAATTATTTACCGGTGTTTGGTGTATATCTCCCATTCCACCACCACCTGGAATTAATCGCATGATTGCCAACCTAATTGCTTCACCGGCATCTCTAATAGCCTGTTCACCGGCCGTAAGTGCTTGGCCAAGTCCTTGTTGCACTTGATTGCCTACTTGTTGCAAATCTTGTTCAGCATTTGCTTTTTGTCGCTGCAAATCTGCTTCTTTTTGTGCGGCTGCTCTTTGCAGTTCTCTTTGTTTGTCCGCTGCTTCTTGTGCAATTTCAGCCCTGCGATTTTGCAAAGCTTGCATTTGTTCAGCGTGTTGGTCTTCAATCTGCAACCTTTCTTGCTCTAGTTGTGCCAAATCTGCCCTGGTTTGGTCATCTAATACCAATTCTAGCTTTCTTTCTTTAACTGCGTTTAACCGGTCAATTTCTCTTTGCGCGCGGTCCCCACCTTGTGCTTGTAAAGCTAAAATTTGTTGTTCAAGTCCTTGTACTGCTCTGGCTGCCCGGATTCTTGCTCGGTCATTTGCATCTATTGCGTCTCCAATGTCTCTTTGTGCCTGTTCTTGTATTGCGGCATTTCTTAAATCAGCTTGTTGCTGCTCGTTCTTTTTTTGTAAAATTTGATTTTCTAAACCTAGCTTTCTTTCTAAATGATTGACTGCAACACCACCTTGTAAATTTAAACGGTTTTGTAGTTGTTCAATTTGTCGGTTAATGTCAAGTTGCTGCTGCAATTTGTCTGCCTCTTCGTTTCGGCCTTGTGCGCGCATTTGTAAAATTCGCAATTTGTCAGATTCTAATTGCCGCCCGGCCTGGTGTAATCGGTTTTCCTCTTGTAATTTTTGGATAATTGCCTGGCGGTCGGCCTCCTGGTCTTTCAAATCAACTTTTCTTTGTTGTTCCGCTTTTATTTGCTGCTGCAATCTTAATTCTTGGTTTTCAGCTTGTACTATTTGAGTAACTAAAGTTACAGCTTGCTGCCTGGTCATATTGCCCTGTTCCATTAACCGGTTTATTTGGTCTTCTTGGTCGTGCCTTTGTTCTACTACTCTTAGCGCATCTTCTCCACCGTTTCGCATTGCTTCAATGCGTTCTAAAGTCCGCTCTAAAGTTCTTTCTTCTTGTTGCCTTAAACCATTAATGGCATCAACTGCATTTTTTTCTTTGTTTGCTTCTTCAACAATTGCTTGGTGTTTCCCCAAATTTGCGTTTAATTGCTGATTTGCCCGGTCATTGGTCTGTAATTTTCTGCCGTTAACCTCATTAAATCGTTCTTGTAATTCATTAAACCTAGTCTGCAAATTTTCTTTTATATTTTGTTGTTCAATATCTTCTTCAAATATTTGTCTTTTTCGGTCTGCTAGAGTTCTGGCACTTTCAATTTGTGCTTGTTCTAATCTTTGAATTGAAGCTCTTAAAAGTCTTTCGCTTTCTTCAATATCTCCACCAATTAAGCCAAACAAGCTTATACTTCTAAATGGGTGTATAATTTCTTGTGCGGCTCGATTAGCAGCAGCCGCTAATAGTTCAAACTTGGCCATTATTTCACCTTGTATAACACCACCAAGCACTCTTAATGCATTACCTACATTTGGTATAGCTAAAGCCAACAGATCAAATCCTAGTTTTGCATTTTGCAAAAATCTAATTAGCGGTGGAAAAACTTCAGCACTAAATATTGTAAATTGTCTTTTTGCCTGTTCTAATTTTCCACTAGCATTTTGCAAAGCTCTAACTGTGTCATTTTCTAAAATTAATCCTAAATTTCTAGCTGAATTTGCATAGTCATCTAAACTCGGTTTTCCTTGCTGAAACATTTGTGTAAGTGCTGCCCCCTCAGTATCCAAAAATTGAAAAGCAATTCTTAATCTTTCGGCCGGGTTTTGCATTCCTGTCAAAGCAATTCCAAAATCTCTGAACATATCTTCTGTGGTCCTAGCTTGGCCTTGTGAGTCAACCATAGAAATATTTAAGCTTCTTAATGTGTCTGCTAATGCTCCACCATTTGCCTGGGCTTCAGCAACTCTTCTGGTAAATCGCTGCAATGCAGTTGCTGCGGTATCTGCACTAATTCCACTTTGTTCTGCCGCAAATTGTAATTCTTGCAAAAATGTACTGCTTACGCCTAAACGGTCAGACATATCGCCAATTGCTGCCCCAAAATCAATTATTTTTGTTGTGGTTGCTGCAATAGCTGCCGTACCAAGCGAACCAATAAACCGGTTTTGCATTGTTCGTGCAAACCTTTGAATTTTTGTTTCAGCTTGGTTTAAACCGTCATTAAAACCTCGGCTATCTAAGCCCAACATTACTTTTACATGGTCTGTAAATGCCATGACAAGTGTATGGTTGTCTATTTAGTTATTTTGTGCCTTTGATTTTCTTGCCTGTTCCAATAAAGCTTTTGCTTCCATCATATCAATTGCGCGAAGTTTGGTATAATTTTCACCGGCTTGTTTTGCGTATCTTTCACCAATTGCAGTTGATAATTGGTAAATTTGCCGCATTGGAAGATTCAAAACATATTGGATATTCCAACCATATTCTCGGCCAAAAAGGTCTACCATATACGCAACAAAATTCGCATATTTTTTTTGGTCTGAATCTGTGCTTTCTGCATCCTGGAAAGTTAAGGTCAAATATTCTGTTATTTCTTGAACGGCCAAACCAATACTCAAATCAAAAATTTCCTCAATAAATTCTTGCCTAGCTTTTTTACATAGTGAATATTTCGGACTAATTACCCACAAAAAAAGCCCAACATCAACCGGGCTGAAAGATTTATTTTTTATAAATGGTGAGTTTATACCATCTAGTAGCAAAAAATGGTGTAAAGTCATATGGTTGACTTCTACACCGGCAATTTCAGTTTTTAGGTTTAGCCAACTTTCTGATTGCCAGGATTCAGCCTGGTCAATCGCTTTTTGTATTTCCTCCGGTAGCACCGGAAAGAATTAATTTAATTTAGCGCGAGCAGAAAAAGACTGTGTGCTAAATGCACCGTTGCTTTTTGTTATGCTTGTTTCAGTAACTAAAAAAGTTGTGTCACTTGTTTCTGTAGCGTGTACCTTAAAAGAAAATTCGTCACCTCGTTTAAGCAAAGGTGTGTCATTTTCCACTACTGCCGTTCCGCTTGCTTCTCTTGGGCGGCCAACAAAAACTTGGCTTATAATATCACCGTCAGAGCCTTCAAGCTCTATAACATTAGTTCCTTCCGAAACCGATATTTCTTGAAAAAGGTATTCTTCGGTGTTGATCGTAAGAACTAAACCACCAAATGAATAATTTGAACCGTCAATAGTTGCTGCCATAATATTTTTTTATAAAAAGGTTTATTTCTAAGGGTTAATCTGTCACCTAGCTTTTTATTTTATACCAAACTTTTTGCCGCCTTTTCCCATCACATCCTATGTCTTGGCCGTGAAAAACTAAAATTGTGCCATTTTTTATACCATTTCTTAATTGCCTACGCAATCTACATTGTCCGATTTTCATAAAATCTAAAATTTCATAAAATGTATTCCAACCTGGACCGTCTGGTTTTTTTCCTTTTAGTTGCTCTTTTGTAATTTGGTCTAAAGCATTTGCCCAGGCTACAGAGTTATTGTTTTTTCTATTAATTGCCATTTATTATTTTTTCCTTTTCTAGCTTGGTATACTTCCCATTCTTGCCCATCCGTAAAACCGTAGGCAAAACCATGTGCGTGTAGCATTCTGGCGGTTTGGTGTGCGTTATAATCCATATCTAAATTGGCTAAACATCCAACTGCCCTAGCTTGGCCACCATCAATTTTAGCAATACTTGCGTGTTGTATAGAATGCGTATGCCCATGCAAACAAATGCCACCTGGTGGTGCATAGATTTCTGCGTGTTTTTTTGTTGCATATATACCGGCATGAAATCCATGTATAAAACGGATTTTTCCTAAGTCATAATAGCCGGTATTTGATTTATAAGGTATAATTTTGCATTTAATTTTTCGGCAGCGGCTTTTTATGTCTTTTACACCTTGCTTTGCATAATCAGCAATAATACCGCTTTCACTAAAATGGGCTGCATCCCACAGTCTTTTATCGTGGTTTCCTAATAAAAAAATATTTGGTTTAAAATCATTTAAAAAATCAAGTCCGGCCTCAACATCTGCGGCCATGCTTTCCTGTTTTTCGCTTGGTCCGGCTCCTCTTCTTATGTTTCTAAAATCAAATAAATCACCACCAAAAACTTTTATTTCCGGTTTCCAGATTTCACAAAATTTTAAAAGTACCTCAACGCTTTCGTAATCTTGTTGGTCACCGTGTAAATCGGTGGCAAAAATAAATTTCTTCACAATTAAAGACTATACTAATTCCCACCCAGAACCTTGAAAAACTATTGAACTAAACCAAGTCTGGCTTAGTGGAGTAGTGTCTAAGTCAGTTTTGAAGTGAATTGAATTTTTAGTATTATCTGTTAAATATTGACCGCCAACAATTTCTACAATTGTTCCAACAGGTAAGTTTCTGCCATTGCTTGCTGCGGTTGTAAGTAATCTGACTTGCGCACCTAAAACAACTTGCGATACTTTTTCAGCTAAAACATTGGTTGGTGCTGCCGGTGGTAATATTTCACTTGTTAGAATATTGCTTGGTGCTTCCGGGGCTTTTGTTAAATTTAAATCTATTATAAATTTTAAAGTATATTGTAAAACCGTTTGATCTAAATTTTCTTCTTCTTGTTCTGTTGTTACGCTGCCAAGCGGCAATAAATCTAGAAAAGTGTATCCATCAACACTAAGACCGTTATTTGAATTTAAAAATAAATTTCGTGCTTGGCCTAAAGTTGCATTGTGGTTGTTTCCATCTTGGCGTGTGGTGCTTACAAGTAAGCTTATTGTTCCGGTATGTGCAACATATTCAAATTTACTTTTATATTTTTGCCTTGGGTCTTCTATTGCCCCTGCATATTCAAACAGGCATTCAATACTGTCCCTAGAAATGGTACTTAAATTTCTGCCAGGAAAAGCAGATAAATTATTATTATTCAAAAACTCAACCGTGGCCGATTCAATATTTTTTTCAAATTGGAATAATGCACTCAACCTTGGCCCTCCAAAGTTAAATTATAACCGTGGCTAAATTCCAAAGTTTCCACTTCAGTTATTCTAAACTGTTTTGCCTGGTAAGTCACAAATTCATTAACTTTTGGCGGCTCCGGGTTATCTACTGTTCCCGGTTGTGCAAGCACCATATTAATTGCTTCGTTTTGGTAATACCCGGCTGCCCTCATTGCTTTAGTCTGGTTAGTAGTCCCAACTAAAGCTTTAAGGGTTTGGCCTTTGAAGGTAATAGATTCCCCTATTACTGAAATTTCAGCAACAAGGTTGTCTTTTAAAGCCTTGCCGATTGTGTCGGCCATTGGCTTTTGCTTACGAGGCTTTTAAAGCTGCAATGTTGGAAGCTTTTGCAACTCCTACACCGTAGCAAGTTGTGAATGCTGCGAAGTGTTCACCTTTTGCAGCATCGTAATATCTGCGGTATGCACATTGTATGCCCAGGCCTTCAACTTCAAACGGCGTATATTCTTCCAAAGTTGCTCCACCTTGAACATCTGGCATTCTGTTAACTACAACAATTGCGTCACTTGAACAAGCAAATGAGTGAATTTTTCCACTAGCAGTATTATTTGCGTTTTGTGGGTTTACGCTCATTCCAAAAAGGTTTGTAAACCGTCCGGATTCAACTACACCATTTCCGAAAGTTTCACCGGTCGCTGGAATTATTGCAGAATTTGCGGCTGCATTAACGATAAAGTGCCTATTCATTGGCGCGCCTTCTCCGTCAAGCTTTCCGGCTAATCCTTTAACATCAGAAATGGCAACTGAACCGGCTGCTTTAGCAGTAACTGAACCACCGGCAAATCCGCTTGCGGTTGCTCCGTCAAGTTCGTTAAAAATTACCCTTAAAAGATAACGGCCAAACTCGTTGGCATTTTGTGCAACATAACTTTGCAAAGTCAATGGGCTTTTGTTCAAGTCATTGTCTGAAAGATGAAATGGCTTGATTCTTTCAACAACTGAAACATCAATTGTGCTTGCATCAGTATCAGCATTTTGGCCATAACCGGTACTAGCAGAATAGTCTCTAGCTTCATCATCTGTATTTATTACCGGAACTGCAACTGTTGCGGCTCGCCCTACAACATCATTGCTGACATTTAAAGTAAATGCAGAAATTGGAGCTAACATATTTTGCAATGTGCTAACTGCGGTTGAAATTGTAAGTTCGCTTGATATTGAATTTGCCATCTTTTTTTTGTGTTAAATAAAATTATTAATTTCTAAGGGTTTGTCTGTCTACTTATTCCAATTCTTTAAGAAATAACTCATGTTATCGTTAATCATTTTTCCTTTTTCAGTCCATGAGTTGCACTTGGCCACCTGGTCCTCAATTGAAAGTGTTTCAACCTCAACTTGACCGGCTAATGGTTCAGCCCCTAAATCATCTTGCATCTTTCCAAACTTGGCTTGCCAAATAATTGTTTCGGCTTTTGCTTCGGCTAAACTTTCTGTTAATTGATTAAGTTCTAGCTCAAGGTCATCTGCTTTTTTATTTAAAAGGTCTGCGGTTTCTTTTGTCTGCTCAAGCTCAAGTTTCAAGCTTTCGTTTTCCTCCTGGGCCTTATTCAAATTAAAGCTTAAAAATTCCTCATGGTCTACTTCTTCTTCTTTTGCGATTGAGAACAAACCGGTTGGGTTGGCTGCCGGTTCTGCAACTATTGAAAAAGCACTTACTTCTAACGCCCTAGCGTAAATTTCGTCAACGCCCTCTTGGCCGGAAAAATTTACGGCTTCACCGTCTTGGTAAAAAAATGTTTCACCGGTAAATTCTGCACTAACACCAAATGCTTCTGGGGCTTTTTCGGCTAATTCAAAAAATGCGTCATATTCTGCTTGATGGTGTTCTTTCCAAGAATTTAAAGCACTAAAATCTGCCGTTAGTTTTGTGTATTCGTCATCTTCCACAATTTTGAAATTGTCCCACAATCCAATTGAGTCCAATGCCTCATTATCTTCGTGTGTATAGTAAGCTTTAATTTGCTTACCCTCGGTGGCTGCCAAAAATGATTTGATGCTTTCACCGTCTATTTTAAGTCCGTGGCCTTTGGCCTCCGGTGTGGAAATTACACTAACACCGGTAATTTCACCGTTTTCTTTATCTACTTGCCCGGACCCAATTGATTTAAAATAAAAAATTTCTTCCATAACTAGAAGGTGGTCTGTCACCTAAATAAAAAAAACCACCTTGTTTAAAAGGTGGCCTTCATTGAAATCATGGAATGTGTTGTTACATTTTCAAGGTGTTTGTTTTTTCTTTTCTCTGTTTGCTTTCCTATTGGCTTGCATTTTTGCTTGGGCTTCTGGGCTTATTGCCCTTTTGCTTTTTGCACCACCTTTTGACGCAATTGGGTTTTTAAATTCGTGTCCGCATTTTGGGCATTTCATAGGTTAACCGTCCATTTTTCCTCCTGGTCAAGTCCTTCGCCGTGACAAACCGGGCAGCCATATAGTCCGGTAGCTACGGCTTTAATTTCTCCGCAAAACTCGCAGTTTTCTGTTTCGTTGTCTTCGCTTTCCATTGTATTTGCTGTGTAGGTTATATGGTTTAGCGTAGTAAAAAATCGCATCTTTTTAGGGCATCGCTCCAGCTATCTATATATATATCCTGGTCTTCTAGCTCTATAGTTTGGTCGCTTTCTATATATGGGCAATTATCGTTTAAATCGTAGTGTAAAGCGTGTTTTTCTATCAACTTACAAGTTTCTGCCCGGCTATATTTTTCTCTTTCTGCTATTTTTTGGTTTGTATGCTCAAGCTGTCTAAGCTCGTCTATTTCTTTTTGTCTGCTAGCTATTCTTTTGTTTAGGTCATCTCTTCGTTGTATTAGTCTAGCTACATCTTTTTGTTTACTATCTCTTTTTTGTCCGGCTTTTAAAGCCTGGTCGGCGTGGTGTTCCATTTCGGCGTTTAGTGGGCTATCTTGTGCTATTAATGATTTCATTTTTTTTATTTTGGTTGTTTGTATATTTTTTTGGTGTGAAGTAATTAACATAGCTTGTTATGTTAATCATGTCAAGCTTTTCCAAACTTTTTTTTAATATTTTTATAAAAAAAGCCCACCGGGGAACCACTCCCGATGGGCTAATAATGCGTATATTAACAATAACTAACCAAATTTATTCTTCCGGTGGTGCGGTTCCATACTTCGCTTGCAAACTCTTCATAAGTGCCTTGTCTTTTTCCATTCGCTCGGCCTCGGCCTCAAAGTCCTTGCCATTGTTTGCAAAAATTTCTGTGTGGCTTGCCAGGTTTTCTTTCAACAAAATTGCGTCTGTTTGTGCGTCTTGCCTTCGGTCTAATGTCGGTGATGTTGTCCATTGGAAAGAAAAATTTTCGTGTTCGCCCTCCGGTGGTTCTGGTAATTCCCCGGCTGCGGTGGCCTTGTAACACCTCCAAGTCAATAATCTTCTTAAAAAGCTTTCTTCTATAAATTCTCGCAACATTGCAAACCGGTGGTTTGTAACTGCTCTTGTGCTTTTGCTGCTTGAAAAACTTGCGTTACTCCATCCAACCAAATTTTCCACCGTTATGCCTACACTTGAACAAGCAAAAGAAATTAATTGTGTCAAAAATTGGTCCACTCCATCAATGTTGCCGCCCTGGATAGTCTCAACGCTTTCGCCTTGTTCTAATAATAAAATGCTACCGTTATATAATTTTGTATAAGTTGAACGCATTGGTTCACCGTCAAAATCGTTACCATCCCACCGGGCAGAATATGGTTGGTTTGAAGTAATAAATCCGGTCAATGCTGAACTAGTTTTAACCTTGGCGGTGTAAGCTGCCTGGACCGTGTGTATATCTTGCAATGTTTGGGCTGCACTTGCCAACATTGGTGTTCCTCTTAATTGTCCAATTCGGCTTTTGTTTGCAATGTGTATTAAATTCTTTGCTTCAATATAGCTACCCTTATCATAATCAACCATACCATTTGATACCTGGCAAATACGGTAAGATTTAACTTGGCCGAAACGGTCCAAAACTATTCCATCCGATTCGTTGGCTTTTCTTTTGTCTGGAAATTTGCTGCTTGCAACTCTTTCAGATGGTACTAACTGAATGCTGCCTCCTTTTGTTAATATGCAAAATACTTCACCGGCTAAAAGTAAATCTGTAATGATTGAACCAAGCACCCGGCTAATTCCTTGACCGGTAATTTCAACCTTTTTTAAATACTTATTTAAAACCTTTTCTTTTTGATTATTAAAATCACTATTTTCTGTTGTGCTTCTTAATTGGCAATGGCCTAAATTACTTACAAATACTTGGGTAATTGCTTTTGCAATTGGGTTGTTTCGCTCCAAATCCCTCAAGCAGCTTAATAATTCCAAGCGGTTTGAATGCTGCAATACTCGCTCTTCACTTAGTGCTATGCTTGAACGGTCTAAGGCATCTTCATTTTTCCTCCAACTTGGCCGGGCAGCACCGTATCCCAAATTAATGGGTTGGCCCCTGTGGTCTAATAATTCTTGTCGCTGCATATTATTGCTTGCTTAAATGTTGGATTTATTGGCGTACCTTGCAACCTAGCACTAATAATATTGTATTCTTGTTCTGCCCTATCCAATTCAAGTTTTACTTTTTCTAGGTCCATAAAAACCTTGGTATTTCCGGCACTTGTGGTGCTTGTCATTCCAATGGCCTCTATACGCTCAAGTGTTGCTTGCAGCCGGGTAATTCGTGCCGATATAAAATCTAGTTTGTCCTGGTCTGTTCTAAAATTTGCCATTTCTTAAAGGGTAAGGCTGTCTATTTAATTAAAAAGCAAAGGGTAGCGGCTTGTACGAAATTGCATCTCATTAAATAAATTTCTTCTTATTGCATTTTTAAAATTATTTATTCGCCCTTGTGTTTTTAACATTAAAATTCTTTGCGCGCCTGTTCCTTTACTCACTAGCATTCCCCGGCTTTCTAGTTTTATTTCATAGCTTCGCCTTTGTCCGGTTGCCCTTGGGCTTAAAAATGGTGTTACTTGGTTTCGTAAATGTGAGCTTTTTAGATAATTTGCCGGTTGTCTTGGCAATGGAATATTAAGCATTCTTGACATAAAATAAAATTGTGATGCCCCCATTCCTCGGTTTGCTTTTTTACGATCAAATTTGTCTCGTTGTTCGCTTAAAAATTCTTCCCACTTTGTCCGGCCTAACCACTTTGTGTATGGTAAAATATATTTTGAACCGTTTATGCCATCCCCTAAAATCGGTGTGCCTACATGATAATTAAAACCATTTTTTTTGCTTATCAATTTACCACCGGTATTTCTACGGTGTACAATCCCTTGCGGCATCACATATTTAACAATGTTTTTAATTTTTGCCTTTGGCGTTGATGTAGTTGCCCCACTTAGAATATGCCCGGCTTCAGCTTTAACTGTGCTTTCAAAATCTCTACCACTAATCCGGCTCAATGATTGAATAACTGCACCAAATTTGGAAACATCAACTACTTGTCTATTTTGCCTGGCCATTAAATTGTTTCTGGTCTGTGGGTTTCGCTTAAAGGTTTTCTTCTACCTTGTGGCTTTTTGTCCACTCTTCCAAAACTTGTGCTTTTTCTAAAAAAATAACCAAGTGCCAAAGCATAATTTAAACAATCAAACCAATGGTTTTCCCGGTCCACTTGTTTAAATTCAAATTGAGTCCGTCCGTTCCGGTCCCTTTTTTCCACCTCCACCTCGGCTAATAAATGGCGGTAAAGTAAAGTATCAGAATTTTTATATGTGGCTAAACCGGCAATGGTCATATTACGCATTTTAACCAATATTCTTTTAAAATGGGTATTATTTACATCAAATCTGCGGACCGTTCCGGCCTGGGCTTTGTCTTTCATACCATCAACTGCATTGACTTGTTGAATGTCAAACTGCCCTTGCATGGTCTGCACACCACGAATTGCCAACCACTTGCTGCCAAGTCTTAATAAATTACTTAAAACAAAACTTGTATTGTATGCAGAATCTACCCCGGCAAAGTCGGCCTTGTACCGTTTAAATAATCCCTCTAACTCGTCAAAATTATCTGCCCTTCCGTGGTCCACTATGTGGCAAGTTCCTTCGGTAGTGTGTGCCGTTACCATCCAATAAAATTCATATTTTTGTACATCACAAGTAAGTAATACAAAACTTTCCGGTGGAATTTCTCCTTTTGAATATTCACCTTCTAAATCTTTTAATTTTATCATGTCCGGCAATTCTTCTGTGTCATGCCGCCAGGCTAAAGCTTGAAAAGAATTTCTAAAATCTTGCAATTGATTAACTGCCTTGGCTTCTAAAAATTGCCGGGCTGCTTCTTTAATGCTCACATATGAAGAGTATAAACTATTTAAATGATATCCTTGGTGTGCTTGGTCTGCTAGTGGGTTATCACTAATCCATTCTGCTTGGTCACTTCCAACCATTTGGTTTTTTACCATATCATCCGTAATTACATGGTTACAATTTGGGCAAACTAACCGTGCGGTGTTTACGGTCCCGGCAATATCCAATCCTTCTGAAGTTTCTACTTTGTCCCATTCCACAAAAAAAGTTTCGCTGCTTTTACCAAATCCAATTTGGGCAAGTTGTCCGCACTTGGGGCAAGGTACATGGTATTTCTTATATGTGCTTTGTTTAAGGTGGTGGGTTATGGTTTCTGCTCCATCGTCAACGGTGGGTGTACTTGCCAATACAAATAATTTACTGCTGCCATATGCTTTAATCCTATTTGCTGCCAATTGTATGGCCCCGGCTTCATTCTTATTTTTTACTGCTGCCTTGTCGCATTCGTCAAAACAAACTACGGCTGCCGGGAAGCTTGCCAATTTGGCTGCGGATCCGGCCCCACCTAAATGAACATTACAACCTTTTAAATTATAAGTAAGAATAGAAAAGTTATCCGGGTTTTCCGGTAGAATTTTGGCAACTTCTGTTGATGCCTTCATCATGGGTTGAATCCGTTCTTTACTTATTTGCCGGGCAGCCTGATCACTTGGCATTAAATATAAAACCGGCTTTGGATTTACGGCTACTGTATATAATAAGCCAATATGCATTAATGTAGTTTTACCGGTTTGACTCGCAAAGCATATAGTTAGCTTGTCGGTCTTCTTATTGCCAAATTGGTTTAATGGTTCTACTAAGTAACGATTAAAACCAGGTTTAAAGTAGCCGGCATATGGTGTAACTTCTTTAGGCAAATAAATATGCTTCTCTGCCCACTCGGCCACGGTTAAATTTTCTGGTGGTCTAAATATTTCCGCAGCCGCTTTTTCAAGTAAGTTCATTTTTTCCCTAAATTTGCGGTAAGGTCTGCATATACATTTTGCAATTCTTGGGCTAAAATTGTTTCAGCCCTAGTTGGGTCATCTGGGTTTAATGCGGTAGCTAAATTTTCCGGCATCTGGTCCAGGGCTTTCCTCAATGGGACCAAAATTTTGTGCAATGTTTCGGTTAATTGCTCGCTTTCAATTAGCCGGCCTTCTTTTTCTGCCAGGTTTAACGCTTCAATTCTATTTTTTAAATCTAAGTTTGTGGCTTGGCCTTCCATCACTTTGCCTCGCAAGTCCATTAAATCCTGTGCGTTATAAGTCCGGCCGCCAATGGTTATTTCTCCGGTTCCTCCGGTCATTCCAGGCTGCAAGCTTTCCCTTTCTTCTCTCCATTTCTTGGCGGCCTTAATTTCTTTCGGCATTCCAAGTTTTAAATAGTGGTAGTAAGTCGGCTTTTTTAATCCGTGCAACTCATGTGGTGCTACTTTTTTGTTAGACATTTTACTATTGTTAAAGTCTAAAGCTTTAAAATTTTTTGTTAGTGCAAAAATTCACGGACGCCCAC